CAAAGAAGAGCACATGAGAGAGATTTAGCCAAGAAAAAGGCAAAAGAAATACAATTAGAGAGGGGAAGATAAATGGGTAATTATTATCAATATTCAAAAGGGGTTGGCAATGTCGGTTCATACCAAATTTCTGGTATACCATATGCAACAGCTTCTTTTACAGTTGCCGCTGCTGGGAGCACCCCAACAGAAGTGACTTTTCCACATGTAACAAAGTTTGTAACAATTTCAAATACAAACACAGGTACAAATGTGCCACTTAGATTTGGATTTAGTTCTCTGGGAGTTACAGGATCTGCTGCTGGAGGTAGCAATTATTATTTCACTTTGGATAACGGAGACTCCTATACTGGGGAATTTAGAGTCACAAGTGTTTATTTGCTGAGTGACACTGCCGGAACAGAAACATCTGCATCTATCGTTGCAGGATTGACAGGAATTCAAACTAGAGAATTACCGGGACCAAATTGGTCTGGTTCTGTAGGGGTGGGCTAGTGAATGAACAGGAATGGTTTAGGATCTAAAAGAGCAAAATCTATCTCCTCCACTCAGGCTGGAAAACGCCGAGTTGCTGATGTAGGTCCAGATAGAATCATTCGTCATTTCGGTGCCAGCGATATTAAGGGCTGGTATGATTCAACCGATGCTAGACTTGCAAGTTTAGCAAATGATTCAGATGTCACCACTTGGTATGATAAAGGACCAGACGGGCAAGACCTATCACAAACCACAGCAGCGAACAAACCACATTATATCCATAGCGGTCTAAACGGAAAACCAGTGCTGAGAAGTGATGGTGTTGATGATATAATGGAAAGTGGCAATATTGACTGGTCTAGTACAACCAGTGCATTTGTTTTGTTTAAAAAAGGCGACAACGGCGATAATGAAGGACCATTCGGAGGTCTTAATCCAACAGAGCCAGTCCCTAAGTGTAGATTTGGCATAGCAGCACGAGAAATAACAGTAGATAAAATTAGAGTGGAAGTGTACGGACAGGGATCTGGCGGAAACTTTGGCTTAAATAGTTTTTATGATACTTCTGGCACAGCAACAGATACTCCACCCACAATGACAAATGTAAGAGATGCATATATGCTTTCTTATTATGAGTGGCAAATAAATTCAGGCGTTGCAGCAGCAGGTGCATTTACTATGAATGCGTACAACAAAGAAGCCGTTAGCGCAGTGACTGTTACATCCGAATCACCAGATAATGCCTCTAATGTGACAAGTGGAGATGCCACAACGATGGCTTCGGAAGGTTTTGATACAGCACCAATGCAAGTTTTTAGAAACATCCATTCCCCCGGATTTTTAGATGGAGACATAGCATTTATATTATTCTCAAACCGCCATTATGACCTAAGGGAAAGACAAAAAATACTCAAAGCAGTCCAGCAAAGATTCGGATACGCCAATATAAACTAAAAAGGCTTTTTCGTATTTTATTCACTAATTATAAACGATGCAATATATCTACAAGCATTTAAGTATAGGAGCAAAGAAATGTCTAATATGTTAGAACAAGCGATTGTCGATGCAGAAGCGCTCAAAGAAGCTGCATTGCAGAATGCAGAACAAGCTGTTATTGAAAAATATCAAGCAGAGATCAAAAATGCTGTTGAAGCTCTTTTAGAGCAAGACGAAGAAGATCCGCTTGAGGAACCATTAGACGATGAAGATGGTTTAGAGTCTGATGAAGAATTAGCACAACAAATGCCTTTAGCGGCGACCGGTGGAGACAAGCTTTGCCCCTGCCCAGATGACGAAGAAGAAGTCGAAATCGACTTTGATCAATTGGCACAACAAATGCAAGCTTCAGATGAAGAGGCGGGGGGAGGGATTCCTGCTTTGGATTCTCCGTTAGCTTTAGAAGAAGGCGTACATGAAGATGATGAGGAAGTTGAAGAGGAAATTCAAATTACTGAAGAAGAACTCGTAGATATTTTAGAAGAACTCACACTTGACATGGAGCCTACAAAGGCTGGCTGGCTACAAAGACCAGATTCAAGCGTTGAGCATGAAATTGATATTCTTCAAACAAAAGTGGAAGAGCCACTTGATGTAAAAGAACTAGAAGAAGAAGATAAAGATGATAAAGATCTTAGCGAGGCTCTAAAAGTATTAGAAGCCGCTGAGAACGAAATTTATAGGCTTGAAGAAAAAGCAGATAAATACAAAGAAATGCTTTTGCAAATGAAGAACACCTTATCTGAGGTAAATCTTCAGAACGCAAAACTACTCTACACAAACCAGACCTTGGTTGATGACTCCCTGAATGAGCGGCAAAAACAAAAGATTGTCGAAGCAATCATGAAATCTGGATCTGTGGAAGAGACAAAGACAATTTTCGAGGCACTTCAAAGCACAGTGGGAGCACAACCAAACAATAAGAAAGTTGCGCCAAAATCACTTAGCGAGGCAGTTGAGAGAAGGTCTACAACATTACCTAGAAGGGTAGAAAAAGATTCCCATTCGTTTTCGGATAGGATGAAAATTTTAGCTGGTATAAACTAATATAGGAGAAAAAAACAATGTCAGTTTTAGATAAATTAACAGAAGGCATCGTTAATCGTAATCTCCAAAAGGAAGGTACTGCCCTGCTTAATAAGTGGGAAAAGACCGGCCTCCTTGAGGGATTAGATAACGATAACACAAAGGCGTCTATGTCACGTCTTTTAGAGAACCAAGCGAAGGAACTTCTTCGTGAAAGTTCATCCATGGCAGCGGGAGACGTTCAAGGTTTCGCTGCTGTAGCATTCCCAATCGTTCGCCGTGTATTCGGTAGTTTGGTCGCTAATGACTTGGTATCAGTTCAGCCAATGAGCTTACCATCAGGTGTTATTTTCTTCCTTGATTTCACTTTGAGCAACGCTCGCTTGGATCAAGGACAAGACGCTTCGCTTTATGGCGGAGGAGTTGTTGGTTCACAACTTACAGGTGGTGTGGATTTGAGTCTTGCAGCAGCAGAGCGCAGCTTCTATGCACTTAACAATGGATACTCATCACCAACTGGATCTCAAGCACTTGCAAGCTTCACTGTTATTGCTTCTGGTGTTGTTGGCTCTGGAGTTTCTGATGACGTTGAAAGTTCATTGACCCCTGCTACACTTGGTGGAAAGACCACTTACTTGAGTGATCTTGTGCAGTATGACCCAGACCTTGAAGGTAAGTCTGTTGTTGTAGCTACAACAACTTGTGCAAATCTTGATGGTCAGATCAATCGTAATGACTTCATAACGGTTGCTCTTACTAGTTCCTTCGCCGCAGGGCGCTTGGTACGTCGCTTGACAACTGTTGCAGGTAGAAATGCCGCAAATGTCAACACTTCCGTCAACGGACTCGATTTGGGCAACACCGCTACAACCAGCATGTTGCTTGTTTTTGAATCCACTGCATCTGCTGGTACATCCACTATAACAAACGATCTAAGCGGTGCTATTGATATCCATATCCCAACCGCTGGAGCACCGGGAGTTGAGTTCGCTCAAGCCGATGCATTCCAGAATGTTGGTGCTGACGCTCTTGGAGCACTTGCTGGTACTTCCCCATGGGCTCTTGAAGGTTCAAATGATGCTGGAGGAGCTTTCAACGGAAACGCAGTAGATGTCATGCCAGAAATCGACATCAAAGTTGATTCTGTCAGCGTAACCGCAGTAACCAAGAAACTCAAGGCTAAGTGGACACCAGAACTTGGACAAGATCTCCAAGCTTACCACAACCTTGATGCAGAAGTTGAGCTTACAAGCATCCTCTCTGAGCAAATTGCTCTTGAGATCGACCGTGAGTTGCTCAATGATCTTGTAAAAGGTGCATCTGCTGCTTCTCTTCACTGGTCACGTCGTCCGGGTCAATTCCTGAACAGAGAGACTGGTGTTAAGATTACTAGTGCGACTGCTCCACCTGACTTCACAGGTACTGTGTCTGAATGGTACGAAACATTACTTGAAACTATCAACGATGTATCGGCTCAAATCCACAGAAAGACACTCCGTGGTGGTGCAAACTTCTTAGTTTGCTCCCCAGAAGTTGCGAACATTCTTGAGTTCACTAGTGGTTTCAGAGCTTCTGTTACTGCTGATACCCCAAGAGGTTCCGCAGGTGCTGTAAAAGTTGGTCAGATTAGTAAGAAGTTCGACATTTATGTTGATCCTTACTTTATCAGAAACGTAGTTCTTGTTGGACGCAAGGGTGGAAGCTTCTTAGAAAGCGGATATGTGTACGCACCTTATGTGCCACTGCAAGTCACTCCTACCATCTTTGGTACGGAAGACTTCGTGCCTCGTAAGGGAGTCATGACTCGCTATGCGAAGAAGATGGTACGTCCTGATATGTACGGATTGGTTATCTGTCACAACCTTGTTGACTAATACAGCTAACTAAACTGTAACAAAAACAAGACCCTGCTTCTAATTTCGGTTGGAAGCGGGGTTTTTTTATTTCTATTACTTGAACGCCAAGCTATTTATAGGTGGAGGAATCTATGCATGTCTGTCCCAACACTAACACCTGCAAGCACTACTAGTGCAATTGTCCTGCCGGTTACCGGCGCTCACTCAAACGTTAATTCGGCTACAAATCCGTTGCCATTTGGAGTATATACTTCCGCTGCGTTTGTTTCTGGAGCAGTAGACCAAGTTGCGTACACCTATAAAAAATTAGGTGGTGATGTGTTGGATCTAGAAATAACGGAATATCAGGTGTATTCTGCGTATGAAGAAGCAGTTTTAGAATACTCTTATATTGTAAATTCACATCAGGCAAAGAATGTGCTATCCGATCTTTTGGGAGCAACGACGGCATCATTTG